TGCTTACATAGATCCAACAATATTAATGATTCAAGGTGAGTTTGATTCTTATCATTTTGATGATCAAACTAATTATCCTGATCCTGTCGATATCCCCACATCTTGGCCTCTATACTTCTCATCAGTCTTGTATCCAAAATTACAACAAGACTTGAAGAATGCTTTAAATGATCCGACTGCGGATGATTATCCTTGGATAATGGGAAGAACTCATATCGAAATGGCACAGGATCTGGTAGAGCCTCTTGAGCGTCTGCCATATTATGTTGGCATCATTAGAACTGGGCAGCAAGCTGTAGCTAATAACGAATCTCTTAATGTCCACTTAGTGGATCTTGATGGGGTGGATAACTTTGTTAGAACAACTCCTTCAGACGAATCTAAGATTCACTTTAATGCTTCTGGTCTAACCATAGTAGCAGATAGGTTCTGGACCAAGTATAAAGAGATTAAAGGTTTGTCTTAGATGATATATAAACACTAGAGGATATAGGAATGGCAAACTTAGGTGAATCTGAAACAGTGTTAGGCGCTATCCCTCAGCAGAGGATATTGAATAGCGTTAAGCAAAAAAATTCTAAAAAATTAAATGGTTTGCGATTCCCATTTGACAGAACCACAGATGGTTATTTTTCTAAAATGTCCGATGTGGACGTTGTTAAGTCTAACTTAAGACAACTAATCATGACCGAACCAGGAGAACGGGTAATGTTACCTGATTTTGGCTGCCCTTTGCGCTCTCTTTTATTCGCACCATTTGATAGAGAGTTGGTTTCTGAAATGAGGGAAAGAATTGAGCGAGCGATTCTAACCTATTTACCAACTGTTAGAATTCTTGGTTTAGACGTTATACCGTTGGATGACTATGCCTCAAATGGCATATCTACATTAAAAATTGTATTAAATTGCAAGATCTTAGATATCGCTGATTCAGCATTTACAGTTAAGGTTACGCTATGACATTTGATGGTTCAGTCAGTTCAGACTTCTTAAAATTAGTAAGATATCCTGAATCAAAAAAGGAATCTTTAATTGATTTTGCAGGGACTGATTTTAATTCTTATAGGCTAAACCTAATTGATTACATCAGAGCGGTCTACCCCTTAGACTATAATAACTTTGTCGAATCTGATTTAGGAATGATGTTAGTTGATTTAGTTGCTTATGTAGGAGCAACAACTTCAATGAAAGCAGACTTCTTAGCTAACGAAAATTATCTTAGAACTGCAAAAAATAGAAATAACATTAAAAAATTATTAGAGCTTATAGGCGTTAGGATGAAAGGACCTATCGGAGCGGCAGCAAATGCAACGATAACTTTCGATAGCAGTCCTTACGTAACAACTTATGACCAGCTAGAGATCCCGTTCTCAAATAGGACTATCCAAATAACATCACCAGATGATGGCGCACCATTAGTTTATACTTTGTATAAGTATACAAATGGTTTAGTAGATTTAGTAAACCAAAACGCATCAATAATCTTAACGGAGATCGAGGGCGTAGGCGGAGATGCCGCTAACCCAGGGACTGTAGTGCTACACGATAATCTAGTTTTACTGGAGGGTTCTTTGGTGAGAAAGACTGGAAACTTCGGAGCAGAGACTGGGATTAAGACGGTAACGTTGGATTCTAGCCCCGTTATTGAAGGGTCTGTAGAAGTATTTATAACAGGTAATTCCCAAACTAGCGGTGTCTACACTCAGGTAGATAACGTCTATTTTGCATCAGGATCTACAGCCAAGATATTCCAACTAGTTTCTGATGATGACTTTAAAGCTAGCGTGATTTTTGGAGATAACCTAACGGGACAATCACCAGCCCCAGGCGACTCATTTTTGATAACCTACAGGGTTGGTGGTGGAGAGAGAGGTAATATAAACGCTGAAGTCATCAACTTCCCAGTCGTTGTGAATAACATAACTCAAGGCACTACAGCTAATGGTGTTTTAGAGAATTCTAGTAAAGCTACTGGAGGATCAGATGCTGAGACTGTCGATCATGCTAAAAAGTATGGCCCCTTAACATTTAGGAGACAGGATCGAGTTGTTACTTTGGATGATTTTGATACTTTCGCAAATACATTTATTTCTTCTTACGGATCTATAGGGAAAGCGACAGCAGCAGTTAGGAGAGCTTACTCATCAGCAAATATTATTGATTTGTATATCCTAGAGAAAGCAAGCGATACACAACTCAGAAAAGCAACCCCAACGTTTAAAAAAGAGCTTCTAGACGCCATAGAACCTAAAAAAATGTTAACTGATGAGGTTGTGGTTGTAGACGGACTTATTAGAACAATTGATCTTGTAATTACTGCAAGAATTGATAGAGAAATTAAGGAGACTGAGGAGTTAATTAAATTAAATATTAGAGACGTTATACTAGATTACTTCAATGTTGACAACAGATATTTTGGTCAAGAGTTCAATCCTCAAGAAGTAGCTCGTTCAACTTTCCAAATACCCGAGGTGAGATTTGCAACTGTAGATAACTTCCCAACGACAATTAAAGCTGATTTTAATGAAATTATTCAGCTTAATAACTTAACAATTAATATAGTGAGGGTGTGATGACATCTCAGAGATTTAACTTACAAAAAAAAGAATTTTATAAGAGAAACCTCTCTGATGCCATTGAAGTATTAATTCCTGGGCAATACTTACAAGCTGATTTAGACTTATCTGGGATAGAGGTTGATCCTACTAATGTGATTTTAAATAATCATATTTTATTAGCAAGAGATCTCAATACAATACTTCCGCTGTCCGCAGGCATCTTTTTTTCATCAATAAACACCTACCAAGGTATACAGTCATTCTTCTTTAAGCAGAATAACTACACTAACATAACCCCAGAGTCTTTCGAAAGAACTGTTTTAAATGAGTTAGGCACTTCTTTCCGCTTATTCGAATCAAGCTCTGTATTTAAAGATTTTGTGACTACATCACTAATTCCACAAATACAAACTAATACAAGATCTGGTCCCTTAGTGGGAGCATCTGGCACAGACAAACTGATTCAGAGTCTTGGTTGGTTTTATTTCTTAGCTGGTAGCTCCACTGACTCATATCAACCATCTTCAACGGTAGTAAATTACTTTGTAGATAAACTTTACAGAGGGAAGCCTCTAACGATCGCTGACGGAATAAATGCACTAACCGAATATTTATGGAGGAATCAATCATCCTACTCCAGTTATATACCAGCTAATTTCTTATCAGGATCAACCACTTATACAAGTGGAACTCAATTGCTAGAGGCACTAAAGACATATAACTCTGTAATATATTCAACAGAAACTTCAGATATAGCTGATACTTTAGTCAGAGATAGCTTTGAACTATTTAGTCAGACTTCTGAATTAAACTTGGACACTAAATCTAAAGGACCATTCTTTAGATTACTAAAAGCTTTTTCATTTCTATTCTCGGACCAAAGATCTGAGGTCAATGACCTTGAGATCCTTTACGATCTAGAGCAATGCCCTGACCATCTTCTAGAGGAAATAGCAAAGCTGATTGGTTGGGAGTTGGTAGGATATGACCCAAAGAAATGGAGACTACAACTTGTTAACGCTGTCCAAATATATAAGAGAGCGGGCACGAAACAATCCATTATTGCGGCAGTAAACAGCGTCTTCACCCCAGACATAGTTAATATTAGCAGTAATCTTAGAGAGCTCTGGGAGTCATACGTCCCATTCTTGATACTTTATTCTTTAGCAACAAAATCAATACATTTTCAAGATTTTAGAACATATACACCGGATAAAGCTATTCAACTAGGGATCAATGATTATGACTATGGAAACTTTGATAATAATATTAAACTAGCTGTTGACAAGATTATTTTAACCTTATTTGAAGAGTTTCCTGATCATTTTCAATTAGCAAAATCTTTATTCCCTGTAGACTCCGAAGATTTTAAATTTGATTACAGAGGTAGAGTATATCCTATCCCTCCTTTTGAAGAAATTCCTTATTATGTTCATTGTGTAATAAGTGATGCACTATTGACACGGTTAGCTGATCTTTTAGTTTGTTTTGGAGTTCCTCAAGATTTTGCAATTAAAGTTAAAAACTACATTGATCAAAACACAATATCAACTATAGATGAAAGATTCTTAGATTATTCTGAGAATAATGGTTGGCTATTCTTTACCCTAGATTATCAGCAACCCCCAAACTGGGAAGAAATCATTCTAGATCCTGTAGCTAAGAAAGAGCTTTACTTACCTCTTTGGAATGGTAAGTCTTCTCATTATAAGCTTAACTTTGATGCTAACGATTTTAACTTCTCTAAGGCTACTTACGAGACTGATTCTCAGCAGGTAATTCAAGTAGCTAACAGACTAGCAGACAGATTCGCACCAGCCCACGCGATCAAGGATTCTTCAGTTATTCTAAGGACTGAGGATGAATATTCCCCTGCGGATGATGTCAGACCTCAGTTTTGGCTTGATAAGTCTGACGAGTTAGTTGGGCAGTTATCCTCTATTACTTTTGGAAATGTTGATATTTCAGCTATTGATCTATTAGGAACTTTACTTGAATTTAGTGGGGTTAGGAATAGCAGATACACATTCTCTTCCTTGGTTATAACAAACCTGTCTAGCGTAGAGAAGATAATTGCAAAACGTAATACTTACAGAAGAAAAGATTATCATAACAAATTAAGTGTAGCAGGCTACTACAGTAGGACTGGAGTAAACGCTCCTTTATTTACTGAGATGTTAGTTGGCGATCCTTTACAAGAGTTTAAATTTACTCAGTATACATTTGCTGAAAACCCTGAAGCTCTCTATAACCCAATCAAAGGTTATTACCCAAACAGAGACCTAAATCTTGCTGCAAAAAACTCTGTGCCAAGATCTGTAGAAAGAATTTGGATGCCATTATCAGGACTTTTTTATAATGGAGGAGAGACTAATACTTACGATTGGACAACTTTAGATGCTGAATTAGATGCAATCTCTTCGGTGAATTGTCAGGCTGTAATTAAATTCTATATTGACCATCCACAAACTTTTGATGAGAATGGTCCGACAGGACTACTCAGACCTTTTGCATTGCCTCTGTTTCTTAGTGCTGTAGCCCGAGAGCAGTATGAAGTCCCATCAGGGCGTTTTGATCAAGCCCTAGAAGGCGATTCAGTCATAACACAAGCTACTAGAGGTGTTTCAGGCTATTTACCAAACTATGCTGATCCTCTATTAGTATCTTCTCTACAAACTACAATCTCCGCAATAGGTGCTAGGTATGATGGAGACCCAAGACTAGCGATGATAGAGATAGGTTTACTTGGTCATTGGGGTGGATGGAAGAATCGGGAAGCAAGGAGAAGCATATTACCTGTCACACTAACGGAAATACCGATCGGGACTATAAACGCAGTCATTAATTCTTTTGATAATGCCTTCTCTCAAACCCAGATAACTGGTAGATTTTACGATGTGCTTTCTAATACTTTTAGAGGATTACCGGATAACCCTACAGAACTTTCTGATATAGATGTTGATGTGGGTATCACTGATAACAATCTTTGTTATCAAACAATTCCACCTAGAGATATTATAGATAATACCACGATTAACTTCACAATGACCCAAGCTATATTTTATAACGTTCAAGAAAAATATAAGCGGGTAATGAATGCAGCCGAGATCTACCCACCTCTACTAGACAATTTAGATATTTTTGCAAAAACTTACAGTGGACCTATTCGCTCACCTGTCCCTCAAAAAGTAGCCGACTGTATTAGAGCAATTCGACCAAGCTTAATCTCCGGCACTAAAGTAACTCTCCAAACCCAAGCTCTAAGAGATGCCTACAACAACGGAGCTAATAATGACTATCCCGTAAAATACAAAAATATAATTGACAGTATTTACACGATTGGATATAGTTTCTATATCGACTCTTCTTTTATACCTGACATAGTTTATAATGATAAAGATGTAGAGATTAGTCTAACTTGGCTTAACCTTGGAGCAGCACCTTTCTATTACAACTGGCCTGTGATTATTTCGTTCATAAACGGCACAGACGTAGTAAATATACAAACTGATTGGGACCTCAGGACCTTAATCCCAGGCATCCATCCTCTACAGTATAAGTTTGCTGCTTCTGAATTAACTAGTGTATTCGCAGCAGATACTGAACTAACAGTTCGTCTTAGCGTTCAGAAGCCTGCCTCTTTTGTTAATAATTTAGTGTTTATGAATGCCGAGCATGAGTCACTAAGTCAGTATATGACTCTAGGCACTACCATATTAAGAAATACAGAATACTTTAGTGATACTTTTGCTCCTTCTGGATTTATACCTTTAGGCTTTATACCGTCGTCACTTACTTTCGCTTCTGTGAGCGCGGACTGTAGCGGAGTCATATCGGAAATACCAGAAGTATATGATCGTTGTGCCCTATATTCATCAGCAAATTATTATGGATATGATGTTTCAACAACGATGAAGAGCAGAGGGTATAGAGGATTCCAAAATAAATCCGCAGACATATTCTTCTTCCAGTCAGATAGTTACGTTGACAGGGATAAACTAGATCCTTTTATGGCTGTTGTTCATAAGATCGCAGAACAAAAACTCTATAAAAAATACGAAAAACATGTTAAAGATAATATCAGTCAATATGCCTCAGACTTAAAGTGGAGAGACGTAGTTTCTGAGTTAGTTAACAAAGAGATCACTTGCAGTGGTTTATTTTTAAGTTCACTGGATGCGTATGAGAACTTTGGCTTAGGAAGAAAAGTTCACGAGCTATACCATCTGTATACGTCTGCATTTAATAGACATCCAACAGCCTACCAACTAGAGAGAGAGTTTGGCGCTAGTATTTACGCTCATGCTTTTGGTAGTATAATTGAAAACAGTGATCTAGAATCAAAAGGTCCTGAAGCTCGAACTTACAGCACATATACAACAGATATCAGAGATGTTAAGGTCATTAACTCAACAACACCTTACTTCTCTGGGACGGCTAACTCAATGAGTGTTTACGGCACTACAGTTGTCACAAATCCGTCAGCAATCATAGCTTCGTCTTTGGTATTACCAACAACCACAGAATTAGTTAACTCAGGTATTATTGCTAATACAGATGTAATCTTCACTTCAGGAAGCTCTCCAGTCAATCACTTCGTCTTCTACGACTTACAACAACAAAAAGCTGATTCTTTCGTTTATGATAACGCATTCTTAAGAATGAAATCTGTAAATGGATTACCTAGAATTAGATTTAAAATTCCTGGGATCGACCTAACTGAATCGTATGATACGAAGAGATCTTCTAACTTCCTTGTCCCAGAAAATAACTTTACGCTTAAAGTTAGAGCTTTAGCTGCTCTCGAAAACGGGAGCAAATTAATTAATGCAAGATTGGGCGTTTGGATTCATACAGACACGGAAGGTAGCGACCTCACATGGCACTTCGGTAAGAATGGACGTTGGCAGTTACTTAAAACTAGTGATCTAACCATAACAAAAATCCTAACGGATTTAACCCACACTCACGAGTTTACGACTGTAGATAGGACACAAAACAACCGTCCAACCTTCCAGTGCCTAGATAGCGAACAGTTATTTCCAATCGTAGACTTCCTAAGTGGGATAGGGACTTTCTCAGAAGATGAGTTTGAAGAGTTTGAATTTAAGTTTGATACAAGAAATTACTGTAGAATCAAAGTTCCTGAAGAATATTTTAAAATAAAAAATCAACCTCATCGGTTAGACCAAACGTATGTCGTAGAACTATTCATGATACCAGAAGCTTCAAATACAGAAAGATTTATCTTGCTAGATAATATCAGTTTAATAGATAATACCATACATGATTTAACACGAATTGATGTTACTGGAACCCCTACAGGACATAAAAAATATCCATTATGTGATATTTACCATGTAGACCTATCTAAAGAGGATATCAGAGCTATCTTTAACTATTATAACTCTTTGGGAGGAGTATCTCATAACGTTGGAGGATTATCTAGAGATCCCGCTGAAAGCACTGGAATTAACTTTGATAACGGCGGAAGCCGAGCCAACTATAGAATAAATCCAAGAAATACAACTTATTCTACAGCAACTGGCGCAAATAACTTTAATTTAGTAGATTTATCTCCCCAAGTTTTACCGTAAGGAATTAAAATGATTGATGGTATAGTAGAAATTTTTAAAGGTGATACAAAGCTCTTTGAAGAGTCTAATATGATATTAGATAATATGGGAGAGCTTATCGCTGATGTTTTATCTATGCCAAGAGAACTTTACCAAGTAGCTAATCCAGCCTCGGCTATATTGGATACATCAAATTACACTGTTAGAGCTGCGTCATTAGGTAAAGATGCTTTAGGTTATTCTTATCACGCACATCTTAGCTCTCTTCCACTAGATGGAGATATTAGGGTTATCTCTTATTCCGATTTCTCTATGTCCAGCTACATAACTAGCGCCTTCGCACTAGGCACAGGAATACAGATTCTACCAGAAGCATCAGATCCAGAGATGACAAGATTGGAGTCTGGTTATACAGGATTTACTGTGGAGGATAAACCTGAGTATGATTACGGGCACAATGTAAACTTAGTCTCAGAATTTAATGGTAGCGGCGTCAGATATGGCTGCTACGCTCCTTCAGGGTCCTTCGATATCTACCTGTTAGGACCAGCAGGCCAAACTTATGCTTCAGCAACCCTAACAAATGTTAGCGGTCATAACTGCTACGACACACCTTCAGCCATAGATAAGAGAGGTTTCATTGCTCTTACGGTTACTAGTATGGTAGAGGGAGCAGCACTTGAAGCTGCCAAGGCTTTCAAGGGACTATTGTTATCAAATAACCCTGGGTGGAGTTCTGGTGATCTTCAGGTAAGATGGGTTCTAGGTATTTATCCACAAGATCTAATTGTATTAAATGCTTATGGTGGCATATATAATATAGGACTTTGGGGCATTGATCTAAGAAAGATGCTCCAAAAAGGACAGTTACCTCCTTACGATGTTGGGGCTTCAGATGAAATGGAGTATAGATTACTAGCAAGAAAAACTTTTACTAGTGACCTTACTTACTATAATGACGATGGAGCCGATGCAGGATTAACGAGTGTGACGGAACCATTAAAGATTGTTTGGCGTTGGGTATTCAAATGAATTTCATAGAAGATCTAAAGATTACTGGGCATTTGCAGATAGCGAAGAGTTATCCTGATGGTCTCGAAGAAATTGTCTTTGATGACCATAATATTATTGTCTCAGGGATGGGATTAGGCTTGGCCCAATTATTCAGCTTGTCTGGCCCTGGGAACATCATTGCGTATCAGATTGATAGGTTTCAGGTTGGTGTCAGTGGATCTGCTCAACTAGAAACTCCTTCAACCAACTCTTTAGCTGGTCCTCTAAGCTCTGTCGAAGAGTATGGCCTTCAGGCACGAATTGCCGTAGTAAGTGGGCATCACGCAACGACTATAAATACTTATAAAGCTGATCAGTGGTTTGGTTATATTCCAAGCCATAAAATATCAAGAGTTGGACCTGCTAGTGTGCGATACACAATTACACTTGATCAAGATGCAGGAAATGAAACTAATCGAGATTCAGCAGTTGTGCCTCTAAATGAGATAGGATTATTCATGAAAAATCCTCTAGGTGATAGATTTGGTCTAGGTGATAATACTTCTATTTTAGTGGCCTACAGATACTTTAGCCCAATAGCTAAGACCTCAGACTTTAGTCTTGTTTTTAGGTGGACCCTTAACTTCTGATGGCAACATATCTAATAAACGATCTTTATTCTACTTCTGGATCAGCAAAGCTTTTTGGGTGCTGGACAGATCATGTCACTAAATTCCATTCAGGATCTTTCTACAATTGGGAACAGGATAACCTACCATTATATGATTTAGATGACAGGACAGAGCTTCTTTGGGAACAGTTTGGGTATCCAACATCATCTATTCCTGGGATAGTCTTACTGGTTTCCGCCGACGCACCAGCAGGTGATATAGGATGTAACAGAAACGTATTCCCTGATGTCTCCTCTTTAACCAAAGTTCTACCAAAGTATATAAACTACCCAATGATCATTGAGGTAGCTAATTTTGGTGAGCTAGGTTCTTTAGAACTTACAGACATTACTATGGGACCGTCTGGAAGTCTTGAGATTATTAATAGAACAACTTTTGCGCCTCCTGTATTATCAAGTATAGAATGTAGTGGCTTAGATTCTGTTACTGGAGGGCCTCATGGGAACTACCAAACTCTCTGGAACGATATAATTACAAGTAACACTGATTCTTTGTGGAAGTTCTTTACGAACACAGCTAATGCAGCCCCATCTTCTATCCTTACAGGTAAATCAATATTCTCCAATATTTCACCAAATACAGATGCTAGGGCAATATCTGAATACAAGGGTTTCTATGGAAGCCGCCCAACAGGCACCTACTCTAATATGGAGCTAGGTAGACTCTCTGTAGCTGATTTAAGTTTTGATGCTGTCTTAGCAACTACTGGGACTACAGTAACTTCTGTAGTTTATGAGGAGGGTGCTGGTGATGAAGTTACTTTATACGATCCTAGCTCTTTCAACCAAGTAGATGGCTATTCCTTCTCAAATGAACTTTACAGAGATTATGTAGCTAATATAGGGCTAGCTCCTGGTGCTGATACCACATTGAGGTTAGTTGCTTACGGGAACTACTTAGACAAGATTGTAATTTCTAAATGCTCAGGTCCCATTTACATTAGAGGTTTTTTCTGCAAGGGGAATGGGTCCACTACTGACGTAGGAATTGATATAAAAGATTCAACAGTTTACCTAGAGAGTGTTGCCGTTGATCACTTTGTGGATAAAGGTATTAGAATCAAAAACTCCACTGTGTCATTCATGCGCGACCTATTCGTCAATAGATGTTATGGATTGGATAGCAGCAACAATCGACTATCGAAACCATGGCTAACTAATATTAAAGGGTTTGATGCACCAAAAGATGACTCGGCTGGTATAGAGGCAACAAACTCCGAAATATTCTTTGATACTACTGAAGAGCATACCTCTAACTTAGGTCATGGAACTTTCTTGGCAGGTCTATATCTAAGAATGATCTCAAGAAACTCCACTGGATTAAGACTGATCAACTCTACTATTCGCGGAGGTAAATCAAAAGAAGCAGCTACAGTAAACAATGTTTCTGGTTCTATGTATGCGGATATTCTATCAATTGAAGGAAATGCCAATTATGGCATAGAACTTCAAAATAGTAGATTTAGATTTGATGGGCGTCTAGAGGTTTACCACAACACTAGAGGAATTAAATCTACTGAAAGCACTATAGAGCTTGAAGAGTTCACAATTGAAAAGAACCATCTTTATGGAATAAACTGCAAAGATAGTAACTTTAGCTACAACAACGTTGGGCTTTCCGCAGTTGATAGAATTGATTACTCAGCTAGTCTAACTCTAAATCCACAATACACTAACCGTAAGCAGTATTCTTACAAATTCGATGATAACGGCCAGCATCTTGTATTACTTAACTCTACTTTCAAGCCAACTCGATTCGCAGAAGATATGGCTAAGTATTACGGAAGAATGATATTTGCTGACGCTCATGGTATTACAAATGACTCTGTAGGTTCTTTACTTCCTGCTATTGATCTTGATCGCTCTCACGTAGAATTAATTCACTCAAGCCACTTCCGGGGAGGAGAAACAGATAAGCCAGCAAAGGGCGCTCACGTTTTAGCTAAGAACGGATCTGAGTATGTCTCTTTGGGGAGTGCTAGCTCTATCTCTGCTTACTTAGGAGGCACCGCATCACCAAGTTATTCTCAGATGAAGTATTACGCAGCTTTGTGCGCTGAAAATAACTCTACCCTAAGATTCCGAGGTCCTACCATAGTGTATGATGGAGCAGTAAACGTTTACGCTAATAGGAATTCTAATATTATCTTTGAGCCTCACAAAAAACATGATGGTGAGTTTGACATTGAAGGGTTCAGCCTAACTAACGCAAGAAACCATACGATGGTAGAGCTAAAGGGTTATAACTCTTGTATAGTAGCAGATAATAACTCTACTGTAACCATGGAAGATCTCGGTGACTATCATGTCAACTGGACTACAGAAGATGCTAGTGCTACAAACTATAACACATCAACGCTATTAACCTTCGCCCCATACACCTCAGCAGGCTTCTTCCAGTTCTATCCAAACCCTAATGAGGCAGGAGACTATAGCGAGTTCCCAGAGGTCCTCCAAACGAGAGGTGGGACTTGTAGGATGACTGATGCAGGATCTGAAAGATTCTACTTTGGTCAGGAATTATGGACTAATGATCCTTATGCTTTAACTTCTGTTACCCAAGGAGGTATGTGCCTCCGAGCATTAAACGGATCAAATGTTAGGGTTAGGAATGTCCACTTCCCTTGCGGGTGGTGGAACGCTAGCTCAGTCTACTATGACACTAGTGCCTCAGATGAGTTCTGTAGTAGATTATTTATATGGAATGTCGCTAACAACTCAACCATGCACGTCGATCACGTCTCAGTCAGTGGAGCTTACCCGTTAGATGTCGGCTATCATGGACCATCAGCACTATGGTTTAGTGGGGCTGGTTTAGTCGCTCGTGGAGCTTTGTCTAGCACTCCCGATACTTCGACATTATCTGTTCTAGATTATTATGGGTGCGGATCAGGTGTTAATGCCTGGTATTTACCAAATGGCACCTTTACTCAGTATGGACAAAATACATTCGAGAATCAAGGACCGTTCAGATTATATGTTGGTGTTGATTCAATGGCTAACTCCCTAATCCATGGAGGAGGAAATGGAATTATCCAGCAAATCTATGCTCAAGGATATAACCCTTCAGGACCAGCCTATGGCATCGCAGATACTAGTGGATTCTATGGGAAACTTCTTAAAATTAATGAAGTTGATGGAACTGTAAATGTATCTGGGTTCTATTATGGTAATGAGTTTGTTTTCTGTGATCCAAATTCAATACTTCTGGACGAATCTGCTTCAAACTTATTTGCTAATGCAAAGAATGGTGCGATGGGGAGTTCTAACAGACCTCAAATTTGCACGATATATTCAGCTAAAACAGCCCGCTTTGGCGAAAGTAGAAACGCCAGTTCTGGTATACGAGGAAAGGGTTTCAAGAGCTGTAACTTATTTGATTTATTAGAAGAGAGCTAAGATGGTTCAATATAATTACGCAGAAAGCGATTACAGATTTAGGTCTCCTATTCGATACTTCACAGCTAATGATCCTTACTACTGGGAAGTTGATAACATCCCACTACAGCAGTTAATGGAGAATGACCTGTGGCTGCGGGATCAAATGAATAGGGCTACAAACGCTACAGGCTTTAGTAGAGAAGACTTTAACGAACTTAAGCCTTACGTGAACGGCACTGACAATAAAGTTTACGTCATGCCAGGGCGTTTCACTGCTCGTATCAATGATATTGCATCTTCTGCTCGCTTCATGACTCTGAGACGGATAGCTGGTGAGCTATTCAATGAGGCAACAGCTTGGGAAGTAGGAACGTATAATACTACTAGTATCCAAAGTAATATAGATGCTATAACTTCAGAATCAGAATTCTCTCCTACGTTCCTTAATGGGTTAATGGAGAGAGCATTTACTTATGCAGCTAAAGATCCATTCAATGCTTACATTGACTATAGATCCCAAACAACTACTTTTAACTCTGTATTCCCTATTAAAGATATTGCTTTCTGGGCCAATCGAGTTGATACAGAACTATGGACAAGTAACTGGTTAGAGTATCAGCCAGATGTAGGTATGGCAGCAGACACGACTCTACAATCTTTATTCATGAAATATTGGAGAGGCGTAGTTAGAACTTCTGTTGTTGATGTGCCAACAGAGCTAGAGATTGAAATTCCTCCTTTTAACATTGCTGATTTTGATTACATCGACGCTGACGGGAACAGGCAATCTAGACCTTCAGCAGAGATAAGAATCGACTTACTATTTGCCTACTCTAGACCTGTAGACGCTTTAGAAACAAGAGTAATTGATACGCACCCAAACAGCACCACAGGTTATAGAATAATTAATAAAGCTGAGTTAGGGATTGTGAAGGGTGCTGGTGGAATCCTTAATATATCAGCTAGAGGAGTTACGGGACCTGTAGGAACCAGAGGCGCTGCTCCAATAACAGATGGGGGTGGCGCAGACGAGAATGGAGTGGCTCAAATTGTCGCTGATGTTGGCGATTCTAAAACAGTAGTAGGAGGCTTTGATAGAGAAAATGTTCGAGGATCATTCCCTTCTCCCGATGATTTGATGAACGTTGCTCCATTGATTTCTGAAAAATTAGAATACAACGATCCATACTTACTCGGACAATCTGTTCTTCCTATTGCTTACATCGCTGTTAGAAAGGACCCTGATATCAACGAAGCAGGCGTTCAGATCCTATCAACGAGTTCAGTTATTGATATTAGACCGTTCTTTAGAACAGCAGAACTAACTTACTCGGAGAGAGCAGGTATTGCCGCCGCAGTTCCTCAGATCTCTATTTCCAACCCTGTAGTTTCTAAACTAGAGCTTCGATATGAGACTAAACGACTTTTCGATGATTATCAAGCTAGGTTTAACGCTCTTGGTGGAAACTCTGGGGGCTCTTCTAGGACTGAGACCTTCCCTAGAATAGTGGGGGCTGGGTATGTAATGGGCGGAACTTTATTCGGCCCAGAAGCTACTATCCAACACCTATACGAGACAGAGCTTGGGGGTAGTCCAACCCAAGCACAACTAAACTCTACCTTCCTAGCCAGACATGGGTATCGAAGCGATCTCGTAATCCCAGAATACCCTGATTGGGATTTGGCTAGATTCATTACTCAGCCAGGAGCAACTAGATCAAACATCACTAACCCAGGCCAACTACGAAATGATAGAATTAATAGCTATCACAGAGGCCATAGAAATGGCCCGTCAGAGGAGGAGAGTGAGTTTGGTTTCTGGGACACGAATGCAAGACTAAATAGAATTAAGTTATTTGCGACTGACGCTTTTCAAGGAAACGTGGATATTAACTTCGTCAAGAAAAGTATTAATTTAAATCGTGATTCTGTTGCCGCATGGATGGACGATTACATAGTAAATGCACAATTCTTAAATTGCGTTCCTCTTAGCACCAGATACAATGCAGATAACCAGCGCGTGTTTGGCGGAGCTTCAGATATTTGGATTCATAAAGAAAGAAATAGATTTACTATCTATGTTGCTTGGGCAACAGCACAATCAGCTAGAGACTCAGACTCCCCCATAAACAATAGAACAAGAAATATGGGTGGATTCGCAGTCCTTACTGATGAACTATATTCAAGAAGAAGCGCCTCTAACACTAGATACCCATCTGAAGCATCAATAGGTGTAGCTAGTTATCCCACTGTAACTTTTGAGGTTGTAGGTATCCCAACAGGATTTGCTGGAATGCCTACGAGTCTTGCTGGAGCTTCGCCCACTATAAGGCTGACGTAATGACCGAAGTTAGATTTGGTTGCGGAGAATACCTACCAGGAACCAGGATAATCCCTCCTGGTGGGGGAGGCGGTGGCGGCGGCGGTGGTGGTGGAGGAGGACCGCCAATATATGAGCCCATTCCTCCAATAAGGATACCCGGACCTGAACCTCGTGATCCTAGAAGGCCAGAAGACGAATGGGTTTGCCAGTGTGCAGAATCTACACGTTATGGTTCTTTAGGGTGTGATGATACTACTCGTCAATGCGTGAAAGTGCAAAATGCAGATCCGAGACTTCGAAGGACTCGTATATATGCTACTAAAGCAGCCTGCGAAACTTTCGGGTATGCTGAAGAACCTTGCTCCATCGCAGCATACAGGTGCGAGGAAGTCTTCGAATTATGCCCAGATAATGAAACAACTCGTGCGTTAAGGGATTGTATTTTTTGCGGCAGATTAAGAAATTTAACTGCTTATTGTCCCTTTCCTTCTGATGATGCGTGTAGAGATGTTTGTCAGGACGAGCAGTGCGACATAACTTTAACTGCTGTCCCTCCTACGATAGAAGACGTGCCGGGTGTTAGAGTAGAAGGGCCTACTACACCAACAGTTTGGTGGGGCTGTGTTCCTGTGGAAGAACTTTTCTGCTCCGATACCGATCAAGTATCAGCTTTAGTTTATGGCTGTCGCTCTATTGCGACAACAGGAATACCTCAGTTTCCTTATATCCATAGATTTATAACTGACTGTGAGCGAGAGTGTGGTTTTATAGAGCAAATCGCTGAATGCTCTGCGGTATCTGGCCCCACTACCGGGTTTGAGCCTCCTGATGACCCTCCTCCTACGTTAACACCAACATCAACTATAAATGATCCCTCTGTCGATACTACATTCACTAGATTACCACCTGACCAAATACGTAGACCAGATGTATTCGATGTTCCTGATAATATTGAAACAGGAGTCGTTGACCGTGATTTAAGAGAATTTACTTCTTTACTAGTTGGGGACCCACCAGGAGATCAATCATTTTCAGAATTCCCTCGAAATAATTCTATTGACGTTAACAACTTATTTGAAAATAACTTTCTAGAAAATACGGTAAGTTCTAGTGGTTCTGTATATCATAAAATATACAATATATTTAATTATGAAGAAAGTTTATCAAACAATTACACGGATAATGATTTAAATTTAGATATTTTTGATACCTACATCCCTGAAGAGGTTGCGTATATGCTTAAGAACAAAAACTTAAGCATTGAGTGGTCTGAGAGATATGCTTTAGGTATTAGTAAAGCAAAATTAGTAAAATCCCTAAAACCTAGAGTTTATACTTTATTTAAATCTATATTAGACATTGATGGAAAATTAGTAGATTCTGATTACTTTTTAGGAGCTGTAAAAAGACATTTAGTAAACGGGACTATAGATGATTTTGATATAAACTATTTCTATAGGTTAGCAGAAAAACAAAGAGGGACAGACCCTTTAAGTGTAACTTTATCTGAAAGCAGTGATTTAAATAGAAGAGCAGCACTAGGCTTATTAGCAGCATATGCTAATTCCGCAGACCCACAAAAGTATGATCAGTTACAACAAAGGATCGAAGCTTCTAGAAAAAGATTCCTGCTAACAGATATTGAAGCTAGTGTTATTTTAGAAACTGAGACTGAAGAAGTATTCCCACTGTTTTTAGAAGACGCTGGTATGTCAATGCTAGGACCTTCTGCGTTAGAAGAGCATGTTCCTACAGGTCCTGGAGACGGCTATTACTTCGTTATTGAAACTATTGATGGGCAAGAAGTTCCTCTAGAGTTAGACACAGCAGTGTCCGCCGCATACTTCCCTACGCCAGATATCAGAAAAATTGTTTTAGAGATGATGGGTGAGGACGCAGCGGCTTATCTGACGGCTGGTTCTACTTTTGCTAAGTCTGAGTTAGGAGCTAATTATCAATTACCGTATACAGCAAGGCCAATGTATTTTAAATTAGACTTAACTAGCCTGAAAGATAACCCAACAAGTGACCCGTTAATAAGCACTACTACAGCATCTTATATTAAACTAACGGATGCAGACGAAATCGCAGACCACTCGAAAACTTATGGTGGTAGATCATCACAAGTAAATATTCAGTATGATGATCCTATTGTTCAATACATGGACGTAAGCGAGCTTATTAATTTCTCTCAAAAAGATCTCACATTTAAAAACTTTACGCCATCTCGATCATCAGGTAATTACTCTATCCTAACAAGAAACTTACCAGATATCCTGATCATTAATCCTGTGTCTGCTACTGAAGATAATCCTTACAATGGTTACTCAGATATAAACATTGTGTCTGAAACTTCACTACTAAGAAGATTAAGGATCGGCGCTAAGTTAGGTCTGACACAAGAAGATTTCTCCAGACCAGCATTAGGATCTAAACTAACTTACACACAAGAAAATACCTTCAGAATTGGATTAGTGGGAATCAATGATACACAAAACATTTATTATCCTTTCGATCCTGATCAATTCCCAAACCAACTCACTGTAACTGAAAGATCTCCAGTAGGACACGTTTATTATAATGTTATTGAAGGTATAAAAACTAAATATAGATATAATTATATTACTTGGTGGGATGTCTTTAGAAGATTGCGACTTACTGAATTAACTAGATTTAAGTATAACGTTCCTGCTAGCTTTATTGCAGCATTAGAGACTGGATTCAAAGGACATAGAATTCGATCAGTTCTACAGAGGGAGGATGCGGTAGGATCTAATTTAGTCCTTCGCCCTGGGCAGGTAGAAGATACAATCATTTTAAGTGAAGGTGATCGTGATGGTCCGACCTCTTAATCTAGTAAATCATTTATCATTAGGTCACACGGCAGAGCCTACCTTATGCCAAACTCCACAAATGCCTAATGTAACTATGAATGGTGCGCCTGTTGTCGTAAATAACGATCCGTTTATTCCTCACCGATTTACATCGGCTGATGTAGCGCCACACCCTACAAGTATATTAGCTAATCCAGTTAATGTCACCGTAGGGGGAAAGGTAATTGCTACAGAACTAAGTAACTTAATTTGTGGTGATTTAGTTCTGTGCATAAGCCCCTCTAAAACTAATATAGGAGAACCTGTAGGAACCTCTTTAAGAGGACCACAAGCAGGCCCTAGATCTAACTACAATGTATACATCTCTAATTGGCCGGTAATAACATACAGAGATTCAGGCTTGTCTGTCAGATACCAAGCGGGCGATGCTCAAAGAGGCGCTTCGGATATTATTCGTTGGGTCTGCCAAAGGGGACCTATAACACCAGTTGATGGTTACACGGAGATTTCAGTAAGCGGCCCACCAGGAATTCAAACCATTAAAAATTATCCAGGACCACCGTTCTCCCCTAACTCTGGCTGCATAGGATTACCTAACTGGGCGAAATACTTAGAATCTCCTCTTCGGGTAGCAATTAAGATTAGAGAAGTTATTACAGCTAACGGTCAGAATAACTCCTCAGAGTATACTGAAGTAGCTAAGTTAGATGAGAATAGATTAAGTTATGATCCTGAAGAGGGCATAATTAGAGGTATTGATCAATACCCTGCAACCAATTTTTTTAGAATTGTTGCAGGTAACATTAGAAGAGTATGTGATATGATAGTAATAAAATTTCAACCTGGTTTTTACTACGAAGGGTCATACAGATTTCCTATCGAAGAAAAAATTAATGGTGTTTATGTTGAACAACAAGAAATTAAGATACCGGTCAGATCTACTACAGTGAACTGTCCGCAAGCTTAATAAATAATAAAAAATAAACTTATTTGTATCTTAGATAGATAAATACTTTTACGAGGATAGTATTATGTCAAAGCATGATGATGTTAAAATGTTCCTGGAAGGCTGCGATTGGAATAGCCTTGGCCTTGCTCCTAAAGCAAACCGTGTTTCTGAGTCAGTCGAAGAAACCCAGGAGGTTAATGAGAGTGACGAGCTAGAAGCTGGTTTCTATGATGTCGATGGTCAAATGTTCTTTGTAAACGAAAACCAAGAAGTTTTCGATGTCTACACCGACGAACAAGACCAAGTTTACGTTTTCCACGAAAACTACGGCCTTCACCAAGTCTTCGAAGACGAAGATTCACTCATGTTCGAAGAAGTCGATTCAGAAGGCTTCGAAGTTCTTGAGGAAGAAGTCGTTGACGAAGGTGAGCTTCCTCCTGGCCTCAAAGCCATGATGAAAAAGAAGAAGGGTGGCGATGAGTCAGATGGTGAAAAAGACGCCAAAGACGGTAAGCCAGCTTTCCTAAAGAAGATGGGTAAGTGAAATGAAGCATGATTACCCAAGCATAAGTGTCTCTCAATTTTTTGAGGACATGGTAAACGAGGGTAACGTTAGGCCAGAGGCAGTCCCAATGACTGCCTCTGATCCATCCATGCCCGATTTAAGAGAAATTCCTGATGTTGATATCAACGATCTTTTTGGTGCTAAAAAAGCTCCTCAGAAAGTCGTGGTGGAAGCAAAGGAACCAACCAAAGATCTGAAGCAAGAAATGCTTGATCTAATGGTTGAGTTTAAGCAAGTTGTTCAGAAAGCTAATAAACTTTTTACTGAAATGACAACAGGAACGACCACGGCAGGAATGCTTGGTGTGAACTTAGCTGGGCCAGCTAAGAAGTCTAAAGAGTGCTTCAAGAAAGAAGAAACTAAGAACGGTTACAAGAAGCCGGTGAAAATGCTCAAGAGGAAACAAAAATGAAATACCTAAGGCTAGTTAAAGTTAATGAAAATAAAACCAGTGCAGCAACAACAATGCGGGACACTGGAGCAAGGATGACATCCTTCCCAAAGCGTAAATCCCCAGAGGTATTAGCTAAAGGGCGAAATATGGAGGATGCAGGCAATGCAAAACTCGTTTCTCGTCGTCTCGGGAAAATGGCAAGTAAACAAATGGCTAGAGGGGATCAAGCAGGCGCAGCAGCTTCAATATCTGTAGGTCAGCGGGCTGGAGGGGAACGTAAAAAGGCACTAGACGCTCTAAACACTAGTTTTGTTCCTCTAACTCTTCCTA